CCACTATCAATCTCCGTCCTGTCGTAGGTCTGATCGTAAATGTTCAGAACAGGTCTTACGGAGTGGTAGTGTACGGTGGGAAGTGGTAATTAACAAAGTCGAAAAATCTCACCGTGATCAGCATCTGGATGATCGGCAAAGAAGGGCTAGTATGCTTGCTGGACGTTCCCGAGAGAGGGACAAACGAGGAGTGCGTTGCAAGTAGCTTTAAAAGTAACTTTCTAGGCGGCTGTCTCTTGAGGAAGAGAAGGAGTAGGTGTGACAAGCCTCTTCAACAAACTGCTATTTTAACCAAATTTAGCCCCAACATCGACTATAGAGTGATTGAGGACCTTAATTTAACTAGCGAGAGAGTTCCATGCTAGCATTTAAGTGTGGTTAGCCATGCTTCTGCAAAAACTGTGTGCCGACCCGCTAGACGGGTTGACAGTGTTCTTAGGGAAGTAGGGGATCTCATATCGCGCGTAAAACTGAAGAGCTGATTCTGTTGTAGGATTACCGCGAACATTTGCTACGACTCTACCCTTATTGACGAAGAAAGCAGGAGAATGATGATAATCCCGCTCTCGATCTACTTAGCACTTATCAGTGTATAGGGAGAGAATCAGTGGAACGCCTAGCTGCTTAACAGCGGTCTAATTCACTAACCTTACTGTTCCTTGCACCTTCACGACAGGGGAGACGGAAAGCCGTCCCCACTTAACAAACCCACCACCATTACGGGTGTAGTAAACCCAACTTATGGGTTCATCGAGTAAGTTAGTGAAAGAATTCAGCCACACGATGAGGCCCACCAAGACTATGCAACCGCTCAAGCCGAAGATGTAGTAAAAAACTTGGTATCCTGAGAAAATTAGGAAAAGAGAAAGTTCTGAACTAGACTTCAACATCTAGAGGGGATGAAAAGATAAAGTGGCCATGGTGAAAGATTTCAAATGCCAAAAAACATTCTGGAGGAAAGTAAAATGGGCACTTGTCTCGATCTGAGAAGCGTGAGTTGCATGAGCGCTAAGTATGATATAAAACCAGATTAGAGCACTCGGCTGAAGAAGGAGTTCGATGTAAAGTTGAACCATCTTTTGACAATTACCTTAACCAAAGAAAGAAATGATGACGCAAAGGTTGAGGGTAATGAAAATGACGGGAAAGATAGACATCTATATGAAAAAGAAGAGAATAGGTACCCAGGGGGTGACCATAGCGATGTGGATCATCAGAATGAAAGAATTTCTAACTAGAGTGACGAAGACAAACTTGAGGTTAT